CAATACCTCCGAAACAGTTGTTACCGTACCGTCATCATTAACCTTAATTTCCTTGATTTTCTCTCTTGTTTTCCCGCTCGGTGCATTCGTAAACTTACCGTTTGCGGCGTGATATGGATTTCCGCCTCTGCCTTTACCGGGCTTTTGACGCTTTTCTGTTATTATATCACCCTCATCGCCGCTTTGCAAGCCCGCATCATCAATTTTAGCGTGGCTGTCGGTATTTGGCGTGTATATCTGCTTTGTTTTCGGATCATAAAGCACATCGTTAAGGCCGAGCTTGATAAAGTCAAGTCCAAGCGGCGCAAGGTTTTCCTTGAAGCGTATTTCATCCGGCTGTAAGAAGTTTGCCGCAAGACCTATCTGATACGCCTGATAGCGTGTCAGAATATCCGCTTTCAGAAGCTCGGAAGTATCTATGATAAAATACTTGTTATGCTTCTCTTTTTCAAGCAATAGTGCCCTGTTAAGCGCCATTTCAAACGCAGAAACAACAGGCAGTACGGCTGTTCTTATGCTGTTGATATACGTTCTATCATCAGCTCTGCCCGACAGCACATCGGGAGATAAGCCAAACAGCATTGCTATCTGCTCGGCATTTGTCACCTTGTTCTGATTTAACTGCATCTCAACGGCGGTGGAGCTGCTTTCCTTGAAGTCGAGCCCGTTTTGCAGTATCATCATACCGTCACCGTTGTTGCTATAAAGCCTTCTCCATGCTTCACGTATATCCTTCATCGCTAGCTCGTCTACTCTGTGCTCAGTGCGCAGAAAGCCCTTCTTGTTACCGCCTCTGCGGCTCATCGCCTTTTCAAGCTGTAACAGCATATAGCTTGATGTCAAAAGCGTGGGATTTTCGGCAAGTATGCTTACTCCCTTTCCTCCGTCAACGCTGTTACGGCTGAGAATGACGAAATCCCACGGATTGTACACTCTGCCGTCAACAAGCATACGGAGAGTCTTATAAATAGCGTCAGAATTTTTCTCCACACTTACAGCACTGTCACGGACATATCGGAGAGCCGATACCTCGTTTCCGCTCCGCTCTATGTGCATATATCCCGTTCCGTCAAGGAGCATATCACGGATAACCGCACGCTTGATTTCTGTCGGGTTCAGAGTATCGCCGGATTCTTCGTTCAGCAGATACAGGCGGTTATCCTCAGTGATTTCCGCTGCTGTCTGAACCTTGTCATTGCTGTTATACAGCCTTATCGGCAGGCTTGCTATTGTGCCGGCTATAAAATTAACAGCCGCTGAAACCGCAGGGATCTCAAGCGCCTGTTCTCTCGTTATATTGCTTATCTGCTTTAGCCCGAAAGCCACTTCAATATCCGTGCCTTCAGTGTCACGTCTGAATATCTTATCAAACAGCTTCATTATTCTCGCCTCCCTGTAATATCTTCATCAAAGCGTCATCTTCGGACTTTTCCGCCTGCTTCGGTATTGCTCTGATAGCGGAAAGCACCGTCCAACCGTTTTCCTTTTCAATGTCGCTCATCATTTTTCGTTTCTGCATTATTATCTTGTCAAGGTCGGCTATCTTTGCAAGAGCTCCGGACATCAGCTTTGTAAACTTCATCAGCTCATCGCCTGTCGCTTCTTCGTCCGGCAAATTGTTAAAAGCTATCTCAATCTTCGACAGCACTGCTCTTTGCGTTACCGCATCCGCTTTGACAGCGTTTACTTCGCTGTACAGCTCGCAGTATCGGTTGATGCTTGCACCATACAGCGCATCGTTCTTCTGTATCGTGCTGAGTAACTTTGTCAGCCGCATGTACTCCTTGTGCGCTACCGGATCAGCCTTTACACAGTCACGCTCGAAGCACTTCTGCCCTGTGAGCATAGCCGCTTCAGCTTTCTCACGGGCTTCTTTTTCTTTTTTCGTCCTGTGTCCTGCGCAGTTGTCTATCGTTTTTGCTCCTCTGGGCATATACTCACTCCTCTCAAAGTCATATCGGGAATATATCGTGTAAAGAGGTGGCGGTCAGATG